ACACCGAGATCGACACGCTGAACGAAAAGCAGGCGCGCTTTGAAGATTTGGAAAGCCAGGCGCAGAACACCACCAGCGACATCAGCGAGCAGGACGTTCTAGTCACCGAGGCGTACATTCGCACCGACTACAACAACGACGGCAAGAGCCAGATCCGCCGCGTGGTCGCGATCGGCCCCGGCTACGAGATTGTTGAGAACGAGAATTTCTACATGTTCCCGTTTTCGATCATCAGCCCGATCCTCATGCCGCACCGCATGGTCGGTCGCGGTGTCGCGGAACTGCTGACTGATTTACAGTCGAGCAAGACCGCGATTTTGCGCCAGCTACTCGACAACATCTACCTGATGAACAACGCCCGGATCGGCGCCGTCGAGGGTCAAGTCAACATGGACGACCTGATCGCGAACCGTCCGGGCGGCATCGTGCGTATGCGCGCGCCGGGTATGGTTCAGCCGATCACGCCGCCCAGTGTGGCAGACGCTGCGTTCCCGCTGCTCTCGTACATGGACAACGTGCGCGAGATGCGCACCGGCATGAGCAAGGCATCGATGGGCCTTGACGCCGACGCGTTACAGTCCAGCACCGCCGCTGCGGTGAACGCGACGGTGAGCGCCGCCCAGGCGAAGGTCGAGATGATTGCCAGGGTCTTTGCCGAGACGGGCGTCAAGCGGCTGATGAAGTGCATTCTCAAGCTGGTGCAGGAGCATCAGCAGGGCGAGCGGATTATCCGACTGCGTAACCAGTTCGTCCCGATGAACCCGCAGATGTTCGACACCGAGTTTGACGTGTCGGTCAACGTCGGGCTGGGCCGGGGCGATGCGCAGAAGCGCCAGGCGTCATACGCGATGATTGCCGCCAAGCAGGAGCAGGTGCTGACGCAGATGGGCCTTGATAACCCGCTCTGCACGATGGGCCAGTATCGCGCCACCCTGGCGAAGATGCTTGAGGCTGGCGGCATAAAATCTGCCGACGAATTTTTCCTCGACCCAGACAACCTGCCGCCGGAACTTCAACAGAAAATCCAGCAGAAGATGCAGGCTGGTCAGGATCAGCCAAACCCGCTGGTTGAGATTGAGCGTGAAAAATTGCAGGTCGAGAAGGCAAAAATAGAAGCCGAGATCGCGCTCGATCGCGAAAAGATGATGGCTGAACTCCAACTGAAGCGCGAAATGCAGATGCAAGAAATGCAGATGAAATTTGAGATGCGACAGCAGGAGATGGCCTACGAGGCGCAGCTTCGCGGCATTGAGGCATCAACCGGCGCCAATATCTCAACCAACATTCCGCGCAACTGATGAGCGACGAAGGCAAGCTGCGCGAGGAGATGGATCGCGGCAGCAAGGCCGCGGAACTTCTCCGCAACCCCATATTTACCGAGGCCATTGATACGCTGCGATCGCGTTACGCGACCCAGTGGGCAGACACACAAATCAATCAGAGTGATGAGCGCGAGCGGCTCTACGTCGCCATCAACGTGCTGGAAGATATTTACGATCACATCGTGGGAACGATGCAGACCGGCGAGATGGCCGGCCACGAAATTGACGAGGCAGCCAGAGGCAAGCCCGTCCACTAATCACGCCAATTGGCGCGATGACCAAGCCGCAAGGCAGTCTCACTCCACTAGGATAAAATTATGACTGAAGCACCCCAGGACGATGGGACTTCATTGTTGTCCACTGCATCTGCGGTGGACCTTCTCTTGCAAGCCGAGGCACCTGAAGAGGACACGCCAGACGTGAGCGAAGAGCCGCCGGTCGAAGAGCCGGCAGACGCCGAAGCCGATGAGGTAGAGGTCGAAGCTGAAGCCGAAGACGTTGAGTATGAGGAAGTCGATGACGACGAATCCGAGTACGAAGATGTCGAGGAAGATGCACCCGTAGTCGAAGAACAGCGTTATCGCGTCAAAGCCGGCGACGATGAGGCTGAAGTTACGCTGGACGAGTTGAAAAATTCGTACATGCGCAACGCAGACTACACGCGGAAGACCCAGCAGGTCGCGGAGCAGCGTAAGGCTGCGGAAGCGGAACTGGCAGCCGTGCAAGGCGAGCGGCAACGCTACGCCGACCAGCTTGCTGTAGTTGAGCAGGCGCTCAGTCAGCAGGAGCCGACGCAGGAATATTGGACCGAGCTTTACGAAGCCGATCCGCTTGAATACACGCGCCAGCGTGATCTTGCTCGCGACCGAAAGGAAGCAATGGAGCAGATACAGGTCGAGCAACAGCGCGTTCAGCAGGAACAGGCCGCACACTTGCAAGCGCAGGCGCAGCAGCGTCTCGCACAAGAGCGCGACCGGATGAACGAGCTTATTCCTGAGTGGTTAGATGAAGAGGTCGCGGCCAAAGAAAAGGCGGCGGTCGTCACTTATGCGCAGCGGCAAGGATACAGCGACGTCGAACTCGCCCAGGTATCCGACGCACGCGCGGTTTCGATGATCAGGAAGGCGTACTTGTACGACGAATTGATGTCAGGAAAACCGGCAGCGCAAAAGCGAGCATCTAAGGCTCCCAAAATGACCAAGAGCGGACAGCCCACGAGCAGTAAGCAAACAACCCAACGGCGAAAGCAAAAGGCTCTCGCTAACATATCGCAGCAGAAAGGCAGGAATGCGATGGACGCTGCGGTGAATTATCTCTTGGAAAAATAGGAGCCAATCATGGCAACATACACTACCTCGACCGCCGTAGGCGCGCGGGAGGATCTGAGCAACGTAATATCTCGGATCGACCCGGACGAAACGCCGCTGGTCAGCAATGCCAAGGTCGAAACGACCAAAGGCATTTTTCACGAATGGCAGGTGTCAGAACTTGCCGCCGCAGTCGATACGAACTCGGCCTCGGAAGGAGGGGATTTTTCCTATACGAATCCCAATCCGACGATCAGGCTGGGCAATTATCATCAGATAGCTGTGCAGGCGGCTTCTGTGTCGAACACCTTGGATGTCGTTGACAAAGCTGGTCGCGACAAAGAGACGGCCTACGTGAAGGTCACCAAGGCGATCGAACAGCGCCGTGACATCAATAAGTCGATGTACAAGAACGAGGCTCGCTCGGCCTCTGAGCCGCGCAAGACCGGCAAGCTGACTTCGTGGATCACGAACGTCGATTTTTCGACCGCTGGAACCACGTCGGCTGTTTCCGCTGGCACGGGTGCTGACGCTGCTACACTTTCCGGCAACGACCGCGCTCTCTCCCTCGCGCTTATCGATAACGCGATGGAGCTTGCGTACACGGACGGCGGCAAGCCATCCATGATGGTCGTGTCGCCGAAAAACAAGGTCGCGTTTTCTGATCTGTCATCCGGCAGCGCAGTGACGAACCAGTTGCACATGACGGCGAACGCTCCGCAGGACGCCGTGATTGTGGGGTCGGTTAGCCTCTATCTGACCGATTTCGGCCAGCTTAACGTCGTGATCGACCGCGCGGCGCCTAACTCGGAAATTTACCTGATGGACCCCGATCACTACTCGATCGGTCACCTGCCGGGTCGCATGTATTCGGTTAGCGATGTCGCACCCGTTGGTGACGCCACTCGCTTCGCGATCGTGTCCGAGTACTGCCTCATCATGCGCGCTCCGAAAGCGCACGGTGCGGTTTTCGATCTCTCTACCTCGTAACGCGTAACGGAGGGGCTTTGCCCCTTCGATTGATCAAGGGTCAGCACCTTCGGGTGCTGGCCCTTTTTTCGTGAGGAAAATATGAAACTTCCAATCAGCGAAGACAAAGCAGCCGGTAAAAAAACCTACATGGAATTTTCTGGCGACGACACACACGTCGTCACCGAACAAAAAGTCGATCACATCCTGGAGCATAACAAGCGCCGGGCGAACGATTGGAAGTACGGCAACCTGCTCGGCAATACCCAGCGCCACCAGCAGAAGGTCGCCGAGATTCCGGCCAGCCTCTACTACGATTTGATCAAGAAGCTAGGCGAGCCACACCAGAACCAAAAGGCGTGGAAGCGTTGGCTCAACGATTCCGAAAACCGATTTTTTAGGTCAAGCGGCGGCTCAGTCTGATGGCGATTACCACCTACACAGAACTGCAAACGGCAGTCGATAACTGGCTCGCGCGAACTGACCTGGCGGGTCGCTCTCCAGAGTTCATTGCACTCGCCGAGGCGCGCATGAGCCGCGAACTGGAGACGCAGAGCCAGGAAAAGCGCGTGGTCAGCACAATGACAGCCGGTGACGCTTACGTGACCTTGCCGCCAGACGCGCGTCAGATCCGCAGCGTCCGGCTAAACACGAACCCGATATCGGTCCTACAGTTTCAGTCGCCGACTGCGGTCGATGATAACTTCCCCGGCACCGGCACAGGCAAGCCTAGATACTACAGCGTGGTCGGCGGTGAGTTATATTTTCGACCCGCGCCCGATGATAGTTACCAGGCGGAAATCCTTTACGTCGGCGCCGTGTCCGCACTGAGCGACACAAACACATCAAACACAATTCTCTCCCGTCACCCCGACTTGTACCTGCACGGCACGCTTGCCGAGGCTTTCGGCTATTTGATGGATGAGCAGCGCCAGGGCCAGCACGACGCGCTGTTCACTCGCACGATCGCGGCGGTAAACGCCGACGAAGACCGCGTCAAATACGGCGGGTCACCTCTCACAGTTCAATCTCAATATGGTGAAATACAATGAGCGCAATGAGCGATTACCTCGAAGGAAAAATTCTGGATCACGTCCTGTCCACGACCAGCTTTACAATGCCGACAGGCGTCTACGTTGGCCTGTCCACGGGCAGCTTTGGCGACGACAATTCCGGCACGGAACTGTCAGGCAGCGGCTATGTGCGACAGGGCGATGTTGCATTTGATGCTGCCAGTGGCGGCGTTGCTGACAACACCAGCAACATCGAGTTTCCGGCAGCGACCGGAAGTTGGGGTTCCGTCTCGCATTTTGGGATTTTTGACGCGAGCAGCGGCGGAAATTTGCTGATACACGGGGCGCTGAGTAGTGCAAAAACCATCTCGACCGGAGACATATTGAGGATTAGCGCGGGCGACCTGGACGTAACTGCCGCCTAATGGCAACACTTGAGCAACTTGATAACTGGGGCAACCTTCAAGCCCTAGACGCCTACGGCAACCTAGAGGCACTGGACGCGCTTGTCCTGCACTCCGGCGCGGCCACGGCGACGATCACGCTAAGTGCATCTGCTCAAGTTGCGGGCCTGATCGACGCTACCGCTGCCGCAACGATAGCTCTAACGGCTGCCGGTGTGGCCGCCAGTACCTTGGCGGGCGCCGCTTCTGTCTCTGCATCGTTGACGACAAGCGCCACCGCGCGTGGAGTGTTTGAAACCAGCGCAAGCGCAGCGACATCAATCACGTCAACGGGTCAGCCTACCCTTGTTCGTGGAGTTGACGGTGCGGCGACGATCACGATAACCGCGTCAAGTGGCAGCAATAAAGTTTTTGATGCGACTGCGTCATCGGCTATCTCGCTCACCACGTCAGCAATTGCATCGACGCAGATGACGACGACAGCGTCAGCCGCACTCACAATTTCTGTCGCAGGGTCAGCGACCCGTGTTTGCTCTGCCAGTTCTGCATCAACAATTGCGTTTACCATTGCTGCCGCCGCCGTTCGTTATCGGGGCGTTACTGCCGTCGCGCCGCTAGTCGTTACAGCAACAACTAGCGCAGGCGCGACATTTGCGTCATCGGCAAGCGCGACACTGCAAATTTCTGCGGCGACGGACACCAGTGTTTTGCTGAAAAACTCCGCAGCGGTCGCAATCAATATCACAACAAATGCCGACGCCGATTATCTCTATAGCGTCGTAGCCGATGGCAATGAAACCTGGACGCCGATCGCCAACGGCAATGAAACCTGGACGCAAATTGCCAACGGCAATGAAACCTGGACGGACGCGGCATGATAAAATTTGGCGAGTTCATCCCTGATCAGCCGGCGCTAAATAACGCCGGCGCGACCGAGGCAAAAAACGTCATCCCAGCGGCTACCGGCTATCGGTGCTTTAAAGACTTGTCGCCGCTATCTGGCGCCGCCGACGCAAAAATACTTGGAATGTTTGCGGGCAAATCGGACAGTGGCGATGCCGCGCTCTACGTCGGCAACGCCAGCAAGTTGTATAAGTTTAACGCCGCAGATTCTTCGTTGACCGACGTCAGCAAGGCCGGCGGTTACTTTACGGCTGGCGATGATCGTTGGCGGTTTGTGCAGTTTGGCGAGACGCTGATCGCCACCAATTACGATGACAATCCGCAGACGGCGACCGTCGCCAGCGGCTCGGCTTTTGCGGATCTCGGCGGCACGCCGCCGAAGGCAAAATACATCGCCGCCGTGCGCGACCAGGTAATGCTCGGCTACACGAACGACGGCACGGACGGCGAGAAGCCTTATCGCCTCTGGTGGTCAGGTATCAATAGCGCGACCAGTTGGACGCCAGGCACGGGCCTGTCCGATTATCAGGACGTGGTTGATGCCGGCGACTGCACCGGGCTGATCGGCGGCGAGTACGCCATTGCGCTATTTGATCGTGCGATTGTGCGTCTCTCTTTTGTCGGCGCACCACTGATCTATCAGGTTGATCGGCTCACCAACCAGCGCGGCTGCTCGGTCCCTGGCAGCGTGGCAAGTGTCGGCAGCGCGATGGTTTTCTTCTTGTCCGACGACGGGTTTTGGATGCTGCGCGGCAACGAGCTAATGCCGATCGGTGCTGAGAAAATAAATCGCTGGTTCCTTGACCGGTTCAAAGTTGCCAACGCCGAAAACGTCGTTTCTGCGGTGGACCCCATCAACCAGAACGTCATCTGGGCATATCCCAGCACTAACAGCGCGAGCGGCGAAAACGACGAAATTCTCATCTATAATTACAACCTCAATCGCTGGTCCTATATTGAATCGGCCTGCACGGCCTTGTCGCAGCTTTTCACCGCCGGCTACACCCTGGAGCAATTGGACAACATTTCGTCCAGCATCGACGCGCTCCCCGCTAGTTTGGACAGTGCGCTTTATAAAGGCGGCTCTTTTTTCTTTGCCGGCGCGCGGGACGCGAAGGTTCAATCTTTCACGGGCGACTGCCTGCCAGCCACGATTGAGACGGGCGAGTTCGCTGTCTCGCCCGGTAAGCGCGCGCTGATCAGCACCGTTATCCCGTACCTGACCGGGTCGTCTCCGACGGTGACCGTGGCGATAGGATCTCGGCAGCGGCAGATTGATGATGCGACCTTTACGTCCGCGACCAGCCTCAACGCGGACGGCTACTGCCCAACCAGATCCTCCGGCGCTTTTCATCGTATACGCATGAACATCACCGGCGACTTTGACGTCGCCCAGGGCGTTGACGTCGATGCGAAGATGATGGGTATGCGCTGATGGCGACGACAAGTTTCCGCGCGCTCACACCGTTTTCGGATGAGCGTGACGTGGCGACCGTCGTCAACAACATTCTGTCCGGCAAGCAAAACAACACCGGATCGGTGACGCTTGCGACATCAGCGACAACGACGGCGGTGACCGACTACATCGTCGGATCAGAGAGCGTGATTTTGTTCATGCCGACGAACGCCGCAGGCGCAACGGAACTTGCGGCTGGCGGCATGTACGTTTCGGCACGCGCCAAGAATACTTTCACGATTACGCACGCCAATGCCGGCACCACGCGCACCTTTGACTATGTGGTCATCGGGTGACTTTGCTGCCGATTGGCAGCAAGCGGAGCCGCACATAATTGCGGCGCTGCACCACGCCGGCGACACGCACGAGCCGGCAGACGTGGTCGAGATGATCATGGAGGGGCGCGCGGCTCTGTGGGTTGGCGAGCGGTGTGCGGTGGTGACACAAGAAATCGATCTGCCGCGCGAGACGCAGCTTCACTTTTGGCTGGCGGGCGGCGACCTCGACGAGGTTGTTGAGATCGTCAGTGACGTAGAGGCTGCCGCGCGCGAGGGCGGCATCACACGAATATCCATTATCGGGCGGCGCGGCTGGCGCGCCAAGTTAGACGGTTACCGCGAGGCCGGGGTTATTATGACGAAGGAAATCAAATGAGTTTTTTGGGTGATCTTTTTGGCGGCGGGTCAAAGCAGACGTCAATCGCGACCGCTACAAGTGCGCCACCTTCCTATGCACAGCCATTTTTAACCCGTGGCCTTGAGCGCGCAGAAGAGGTCTACAATACGCCGCGGGAGTATTTCCCCGGCCAGACGTTTGTAGATTTCAGCCCGACGACGCAGACTGCGCTTGATCGCGGCGAGGCGCGCGCGATGGCTGGCAGCCCGCTGGTATCGGGCGCACAGAATTTTGTAAACACCGCGATGCAGGGCGGCTTCTTGAACCCCGCTGCGGCGATGCTGCAAGGCACCGCGCAGGGCGACTATCTTGACAGCGGCAACCCGTATCTAAGCGCCGCGTTGCAGCCCGCAATCGATCAGATACAGGGCCAGTTTTCGCAGGCTGGGCGCCTCGGGTCGGGTGCCAATATGTCCGCCATGACATCGGCCCTTGCGCCGGTTTACGCGCAGAACTACGCGACAGAGCGCGCCAACCAGTTGGCCGCGCAGCGGTCGATCGGCGACTTGGCGCAGACAGATTTTGCAAACCGTGCCGGCGCGGCTTCGATGGCGCCAGGGATGGCGGCGGAAGATTACACCGACGTCGGGCGCCTGGCTGCGTTCGGCTTGGCACGCGAGCAGAAAACAGCAGAGCAGCTTGCTGACGAGGTCGCTCGATACAATTTCCTGCAGAACGAGCCGCAGCAGCGCCTGGCAAATTACATGGCGACCGTCCGCGGTGGCACGATGGGCGGGCAGTCGTCGCAGCCGGTCTACAGCGACCCAACATCTTCGGCGATCGGAAACATTGCGGCGATTGGTCAAGGCGCCAAGTTCGCGAACGACGCCGGGCTGTTTGATAGTTCGACTTATTCCGGCATTGGTTCCGCGATCGGGAGCTTGTTTTCCTAATGGCAAATTACAACGATCTGATAAAGGCCGGCCTGCTTAACGCCGGCGACCGTCGCGATGCTGGCCTTATGGGTTTGATTGCGCTGGGTCAGAGCATCGGCAATCGAGGCGCCGCGCGTCTGTCACCGACGCCTCCGCCGCTTGACCTGGCTGGACCGATGGCGGTGTACCAAAACTCGATGAACACGGCCCTCCAGCGCGGTGCGCTTGCCAAGAAAATGCGCGACGATGAAAGAGCGCGCAACTTGTTCATGCCGCAGCCTGTCAATGAGGCGACGGCGCAGCGGGATGCGGAGCGTGTTTACGAAAGAACAATCTCCGGCCTTATGGACATCGACGAGACATCTGACGATATGGACAATCGCGCCCTTGACGCGAGGTATGCGGCACTGCCGCTGGCGCGCGCGCAGACGACAGTGCCGCCTGCCTTGCAGGGTGTGCCGGCGTCTGTCCGGCCATTTCTTGGCGCGGCCGGCCAGATAGACCCGACGGGAACTATGAAAATGGTCGGCGAGTTGATGGCGAAACAATTTACTAAGCCATCTTATAAGATCGAAAAAATTGGAGAGAACCAATACGGCAGGGTCAATTCAAACACGGGAGTAGTAACTCCAATTGAGGGCGTCACGCCAAACACCGGGTTCGGCGGCACAGGGTTTGAAAGTCAAGCCTATAATGCGATTTTAAGCATCGGGCCAAAAATTAAAGCGGGAACGGCATCGCAAGATGAGGTCAATAAATACACACTCGCTTACGGGCGCATAGGACGAGCAAGAATTGAAACCAGACAAGACCCAAGCACCGGCGCGTCGTACCAGGTTCAGGTTCCTGCGCAAGATTTGAGAGCATTTCCATTGCCGCCGGGTTCAACAACGGCCCCATCCAATGAGAACACAAGAGAAGTCGGGCGCGGCCTACCACCAAAAGCCTCTGATGGACAGGCAAAGGCGCTATCGTTTTCTGAGCGATTCCAATTGACCGACCCCATTTTGACCAAATTGGAAACGTCAATGGGTCAAAAAGTATTCTTAACACAAGCTCAGTATCTTCTCGAAGCGGTCCCTGGTGTCGGGGATTATTTAAAACGAGCGTCAATGTCTCCCGGACAACAGAGCTACGCGGCGGCGGCGATGGATTGGATTCGCGCGAAATTGCGGAAAGATTCCGGTGCCGCCATTGGAGAACAAGAGGCAAAGCAGGAATACGAAACATATTTTCCTGTTCCGGGGGATCTCCCCAGTGTCGTCCAGCAAAAACGTGAACTCCGTGCCGTTGTGAGTCGTGGGATGGCGAACGAAGCATTGCCGGCTAAGATTTACACCGACGCTGTAAACGAGGCGCAAGGCACCAAGCCACAAAACAAGGAAACTGAAAAGTTGCCGACGCTTAAAGAATTGGAAAAACGATTCAATCTAGTCGGAGAAAATTAATGGCTGATTTCAATGTTGTCACCGAAAATTACAACCGAATGGAAAAGGGCGGTGCGACCAAGGCAGAGGTTGAGGCATATCTTGGGCATAACGGCTTTACGTTTCCCCAGTTTATTACGCGGGTCGGCAGGAATGCGAAGGCTGGAGGAAAAACAGTCGAGGCAGGATTCGGAAGACTTTTTGCGCAAGGAATTAGCCTTGGTTTCGCTGATGAGCTAGAGGCATACATCAGGGAATTGAACGGCCAAGATTACGACAAAAGCCTTCAAGCTATCCGCAATGGCATTGCAGACTATCGCGAAGAGAATGGCGGGATGGCGCTTGTTGCAGAAATGGCGGGGGCGTTAGCGCCAACAATAGGCGCCCTGATCGCGGCCCCATTTACGGGCGGGTCAAGCACCGCCGTCGTTGCGCCAACCTTGAGCCGATTGGCATTAAGGGGCGCCGGGGTCGGGGGCGCGACGGGGCTTGCCTCTGGTTTTAATACTGGAGAGGGTGGCGTTACAAACCGCCTCAAGAGCGGCGCCTTAAGCGGTGCTATTGGTGTCGTGGGCGGTGGCGCGTTGCCAGTTGCGGCCACGTCAGTAAAGGGAGCCTACAATGCGTTGAGGCCGATATTTAGTCAAAATTCTTCCCGCGAGATCGTTGGTGACGCGCTAAACTCTGTGGCAACAAACCCGCAAGCCGTGCCGGCGAGGCTGCGCGGCGCGCAAGAATATGTCCCAGGGTCTCGTCCGACGACGGCGCAGGCCGCACAAGATCCGGGCATCGCCGCTCTCCAGACGCCGGTGCGCAGCAACTACGACACGCAGAACCGAATTGCGCAACAGTTGTCGGAACAGAACAGTGCGAGACAGTCTGTCTTGGGAAGGATTTCGGGCGAGAGCGATGAAGCCATTAAGTACGCAGAACGGAAACGTAATGCGATCACCGGGCCGAAACGCGAAAATGCCTTTAATAGCTCACAGATATCGGACGAAATAATCCCTTGGGCAGTCAAACTTGTAGTAAAAAAAATGATCAATGATTTGATCAAAACTCCCGCAGGAAAGCGGCGCACCGTCGCCAGCGCACTTAATTCGGCTAAGAAAGATCTTGAGAAGGCTGACAGCTTGCGTGCGCTTTATGAAATCCGAAAAGACCTGCGCCTTGCGGCACAAGGAAAGCTATCGGGGCCACGCTCAGATTTCAGACTTGCCAAAAGACAACTGCAAGAAGTGATCGACGAAATAGACAACATCATAGAATCCGGCGCTCCGGGGTATAGAGAATACATGAACAGCTATCGGAAAATGAGCCGGCCGATTGATCAGATGAAAATGTTGCAAGAGCTTCGCCGCAAGAGCGAGCAAGCTGGCCCTGATGTTCTGACCGGGCAAAATGTCTTGAGCCAAGCAAAGATGAAAAGTCAGATGGTGGGTGTCCCTGACGGTGTTCTTTCGCAGAGCCAGACCCGCCAACTTAATAATGTTATGACAGACCTAAACCGTAGCACCGCGCCAACGGCCCCCTTCATCAAGGTGCCAGGATCAGAAACGGCAAAGAATTTGACGGTTGGTAATGTGATCGGACGGGTACTGAGCAACCCCAACAGTTCGTTCGCCAGGGTCGTCGGCGATAAATTGGGCTTACTATACGGGCTTGGGCCAGAAGCGAGGGTGCGTGAGTTGTTGATTGACGCGATGCAAGACCCCCGCTTGGCCGCCGACTTGATGGAACAAGCATCAGAATCTTCAATGGCGCGCCTGGGCGCCGCCCTTCGCAGTAAAATGCGCATGACCGGAGGGGCTGCGTCTATCGGCACCGCTGGCGGCCTGCTCGACTTCTAAGCAACCTTATCAGCACCACCAAACACCCCGCCGCTGGCGGGTTTTTTTGTGAGGACTAATGGCAAAAAATAGCTGGAACGACTACTCCGCGACGGCGGCAAACAACACCGACGTGGGCAACGTGAACACGTCAGAGACGATGAATCCGTCTGACGTGAACGACGCCGTCCGGGAGTTGATGAGCCACACGGCGGACGTGGTCGCAGGGACAGTCGCCTTGTCGTCGATCAACATCGACGGCGGTTCGATCACCGGGATCACCGACCTCGCAGTCGCCGACGGGGGTACAGGCGCCAGCACGCTGACAGCGAATGGCGTTCTCTTCGGCAACGGGACGAGCGCAATTGGCGTGACGGCGGTCGGGACTTCAGGGCAGGTATTGACGAGTAACGGATCGTCAGCGCCAACTTTTCAGGACGCCGCGACCACCTACACCCACCCAAACCACTCAGGCGAAGTCACATCGACCGGTGACGGCGCGACCGTAATCGCATCCAACGTGGTTGATGAAGACAACCTCAAGGTGAGCAACTCGCCGACTAACGGTTACATTTTGACCGCCCGGTCGGGCAACACTGGCGGGATGACGTGGGAGGCTGCTGCCGGTGGTGGTGCTAGTGATATTGATGGTTTGTCTGATGCTAAAAAACTCGGGACAAGCACCTACGGCATAGGCTCTGGCGCACTCGCTGCTGCGACCGCAGCCCTTGATGGCGGACGTAATACAGCGATTGGCGCTGATGCCGGTGGTGGCACAAAAGGCAATGGCGCAGGAAATGACCCGTTTGACAACACGTTTATCGGCCACAGTGCAGGTTACGGCGTAAACCAAACGGGTGGCACCTCGTCAAATGTCGCGATTGGCCGACGTGCAATGTGGTTGCATACGGGTTGTGTATATAACGTAATAATCGGCAAGGATGCAGGCGCAGCAATAAGTACCGGCGGTAGTAATACGGGCGTTGGCGAGCAATCATTAGTTGCAGCAACCACAGCGAGTCTATGCACAAATATCGGGCGTCTTTCTGGCCGACATATCACGACCGGCTCAAAGAATACCAGTCTAGGGTATGAATCTGGCATTCTAACCACGACCGGAGTCAACTGTACGTCGCTTGGTTTCCAAGCAATGCCAAGTTCAGCTTCAGCGTCGAACGAAGTTACACTCGGTGATAACAACGTAAGTAAGTTTCGTGTTCCCGGTATTAACTTTAACATTAAAGACTCGACTGCAACTGAAGATTACGTACTTACAGTTGATGCCAACGGAGAGGCTGGTTGGGAAGCTGCTGGTGGTGGTGGTGCTACTGATATCAATGGCTTGTCGGATGCTATAACTAATTCATATGGGGCCACAATAGGTCTTGGGACAAATGCGTTATTATCGGACGATGGTAGCTCTGGCAACAATACCGCAGTAGGTTCTTCTAGCTTACAATCTAATACTTCTGGCGAGTACAATACTGCGATAGGTAGTGGTTCTGGAACTAGTAATTCTACTGGTACACATAATACTTTTCTTGGTGCAAATAGTGGACAAATAGGAACACTTACCGGCAGTTTTAATACTGCTATAGGGTCAACTTCTCTACGCCAAATACAGGGTTCTGCTTCTGATAACATAGGGTCAGGATATTGGTCTGGTTACAGCTTAACTACTGGTCGAAGAAATATAATCCTTGGCCGTGAGGCTATGTATAGTTCAACGACCGCTCAGCACAATGTTGTTATAGGATATCATGCTGGTAGATCGGTAACGACGGGGTCTGGGAATGTAATGATCGGCATGACTGCCGGTAATCTGCATACAACAGGCGAAGACAATGTTTTTATTGGAAGACGTGCTGGGCATGGAGCGTATGTAGCCTCTACCGGAAATGTTGCCATCGGTGCGGAAGCACTAAACGCTCAAAGCGGTGGTTACGGAAATGTCTGCGTTGGCCGTGAAACTGGTAAGGCGATTACGTCAGGAAATTCCAATACGTTTATTGGAAATCTAGTTAACAATTCACAAACGACAACAGGCTCTAATAATATAACTATTGGGGCAAACGGTACTGCCAGCAGTGCTACCGTCAGCAACGAAATAACACTCGGTAACTCCAGCATATCTACACTACGTTGCCAAGTGCAAACCATATCGAGTCTGTCAGATCGTCGTGATAAGAAAGACATCGAAGAACTACCGCTTGGTATTGACTTCATCAACACGCTGAAGCCCGTCAAGTTCACTTGGAATATGCGTGATGGTGCTAAAGTCGGTCAGCAGGAAGCTGGCTTTATCGCACAGGATTTGGATGAGGCACAGATCGATGCCGGTGCTGAAGATTATCTAAGCCTCGTTCTGAAAAACAATCCCGAAAAACTGGAAGCCTCATACGGCAAGCTTGTCCCTGTGCTGGTCAAAGCAGTACAGGAATTGTCGGCTGAAGTCGCAGCTTTGAAAAAGGAAATCGAAAATGGAAAATGAAATCACGGCTGAAGAAATTGCACGGCATTATAGTTCGGCAATGGATTCGGTTACTCTAATTAACGCAGTCATTGCAGACCCTGCCACATACGCAAATGACGAGACTGTGATCCAGCGTAATGTTGACCATCTGAAAATTATGATCGAACAGGACTTTTGGACTGATGAAGACTTGGAACCGTTTAACGCTGCCATCGCCGTCGATACGACGGAATTTGACGCGCTTTTCGGCGACTGACTGAACAACCGCTTTGATTTTTTTTAACCTGCCTCTGGCGGGTTTTTTTGTGTGAGGGCTTATGGCTAAAAATTCTTGGAACGATTATTCGGCAACCGCCGCCTCAAACACAGACGTGGGCGGCATAGATTGCGATGAGGGCATGGCGCCTGGCAATGTCAACAATGCCATGCGGGAGTTGATGAGCCACACCGCAGACGTCGTGGCCGGCACGGTAGCCCTCTCAAGCATCAATATTGATGGCGGCTCGATCACCGGCATCACGGACCTCGCGGTCGCAGATGGCGGTACGGGCGCCAGTAACGCTGCGGGCGCCCGATCCAACCTGGGCGTCGTTATCGGCACGGACGTCCAGGCGTTCGATGCAGACATTTTGAAGGCCGACACAACGGACGAACTGGCCGTCGGTTACACCTCCGCCAACAGCGATGCAGGAACAAAAAGCAGCGGCACATTCACGCCTGACCCACGCACTTCGAATTTTCAGCACGCAATAAATGGAGGAGCGCACACGCTCGCGCCACCTGATTACAATTGTACGATGGTAATCCTCTATAAAAATGCGTCTGCCGGCACCGTGACGACCAGCGGGTTTACTAAGGTAGACGGCGACGATTTGACCACGACCGACGGTCACGAATTTTTCATGTACATCACGCGCTACAACGACGGCTCGACCACGTTTTCGGCGCTGACGGTTAAGGCGCTCCAGTAATGCTGCTGCCCTCCGTCCACGGCGGCATAAGCGTAATTTCTGATCTTACGCTCGACATTACGTCAAGCGCCAGCGAGCAGAACATCCTGACGCTGGCGACGGCGGCGGGTTACAACGCCGCAACGGACGACACCGCAATTATCGTCAATATTGCGTCAGGCGTCACGATCAGCGGCTCCAGCACACACGCGCTGCGGACAGGGGCGCTCAACGCTGACAGTGACCTGACGATCAACGTCGCCAGCGGCGCGGCAATCACCGGCTTCACGGGGGCCAACGGGGGTACTGGTGCTGCCGGATCAGCCGGGGGAGATGGCATCCTTTTTGAAATTTCGAGTGGCACCGGGACATATCTTGTTGACAACGACGGGACCATATCAGGAGGTGGCGGAGGAGGCGGCGGCGGCGGCACGGCTGGAAGTAGGCAATACTTATATAACGACGGAAAATATGAATATTGCGTTGGCTGGGCGACAAGCGCGGGGTCAGCCGGGTCAGCCGGGTCAGCCGGGAGTCTGGGCCAAGCGGGGTCAGCAGGGTCAGCGGGTTCACTGCCGGGTGGATCATGCCCAGTGGTCACGTCTCCGGGTTCTGGTGGCGCAGGAGGCGCTGCCGGGAAAGCTGTGAACTACGGGGGACTAACTGTCAGCACTACCGGATCAGCCGGTACATTTAATGGAGCGACAAGCTAATGGCAAAAGCACTCATACCCTTTTCCGGTGGTGTCAATTCAACCTACGCGCTTTGGCGTTGGCTAGTCGAAACAGACCATGAAATTGTGGCGAGCTACGCAGAGGAAGGCTGGCTGGCAGCAAAAATAGGCGACGACCCGTGGCGATGCTCACGCGAAACAACCGCTGTTGAAAAAATGGTCACTTGGCTGAAAGAAAACGTCCGCGATTTCACGTTTGAAAAAACGGATGTCTGGCCCGACTACGTAGAAAACGAGCAGCCGATTCGCGATGGTTTCACCAATACTCGCGACTACGGTATCATCGCGGCGCGTTACCAAGGCTATAGCAATCTGATCGACGCCCACACACCAGACATATTTGTGCCGGGTATTTCTTTAGAAAACACCGCGACCGATTGCGAACCCACTTATCGGCACTTGTACCTGCGCGACGGCATGGCTGTTCACTACGCTGGTGCGCGGAACCGCGAAGCAATCTCAGATGATTTTGATTACAATGCTATCGCGGCCACGCTAGTCGGTCGTTTTGAACAGCTTGATGCTTTGCCCAATGACCTACGCGCACTGATCGCGCCAAAGTCTGACGACCCATGGTCCGATGACGATTGGGGAAAGCTGACTAAAGGATACGAGCGCGTATATGAGCAGTCCGACATGACCGGTGCTGGACTTGACGCAGTTTTTGCAGAGCATGGCGCTTACGGTCAGTGGCGCGGTGAGGCCGATCCGGCAACCTACGTTTATCGAGGCGCTTGGGGCGTAAAGATTGCCGAGATTCTGGAAATAGACATATCTGGACCGCCGGAATGACGGCTCGACCATTTCTCGT